TAAGGTACAGCCCATGGAGCTGATTTACAAGCCGACTGGGCAGAAAATCATGTTCCGGGGCGCTGATGACCCCATGAAAATAAAGTCCATCAAGGTTCCGTTCGGATATATCGCTGTAACACACTTTGAAGAAAAAGATCAGTTTTCCGGTCGGGCGGAGATTCGAACCATTTTACAATCTACCATGCGCGGCGGGTCGAAGTTCTGGAACTTTGAGAGCTACAATCCACCCATAAGCCGGGACAACTGGGCCAATAAGGATAGCTTGGAGGAAAGAGCAGACAGGCTGTGCCACAAGAGTACATACTTGGAAGCCCCACCGGGGTGGTTGGGGGCGCAGTTCCTAGCAGAAGCTGAACACTTGAAGACCACGGACGAGAGGGCCTATCGCCATGAATACTTGGGCGAAGCTGTCGGCACCGGCGGGAATGTATTTGAGAATCTGGAGTTGAGGGAAATCACGGACGAAGAGTTCGCTTCCTTTGACCGTATCTATCAAGGTGCGGACTGGGGCTGGTTCCCGGACCCGTTTGCCTTTATCCGACTCCACTATGACCGGGCTAGAGAGACAATATACCTAATGGACGAGATATACCAAAATAAGCTGACCAACGAGGCGAGCGCAAAGTTGATCCTATCCAAAGGATACAAGGATGCTTACATTACCTGCGACAGCGCCGAGCCGAAGTCAGCGGCGGACTACCGGGCAATGGGGCTTCCGGCCAAGGAAGCAATCAAAGGCCCTGGAAGCGTGGAATATGGCATGAAGTGGCTCCAGCGGAGGAAGATTGTTATTGACCGCCGGAGGACTCCAAACGCTTATAACGAGTTTGTGAATTATGAGTATGAGCGAAATAAGGATGGGGAGATCATCAGCGGGTATCCTGACGAGAATAACCACCTTATTGACGCTACAAGGTATGCACTTGAGCGTGTATTCAGAAGAATGGGGGTAACTGCTTGAACATAAACGATAAGCTGAAAGAGCTGGGCTTTGCCACCATCAGCGAAGACTTTTATCGCAAAGTGCAGGAATGGAAAAGCTGGTATATTGGAGATGTGAAGGGCTTCCACCGGTACAAGGTTCGAAACGGAACGAGCATGGTTAAATGCAAGCGCTTCACGCTTAACATGGGCAAGAAGATCCCGGAAGATTGGGCAAACCTCCTGATGAACGAGAAGGTGGAGATCACCCTGGAGGGGCAACGGGAACAGGAATTTGTTGACCATGTGCTCAAAGAAAACAACTTTCTGGTCAAGTCAAACGAGATGCAGGAGAAGGCGTTCGCGCTCGGGACGGTGGCGTTTATCCCCCGTGTAGTGGGAATGAAGGCCACGGAAGAAGGACCTGTACCTGGTAGTGCTGACGGCATTGTGATGGATTATGTGACAGTAGAGCATATCTGGCCGCTGGCGTGGCAGAACGGGATTATTACGGAGTGCGCCTTTGACAGCATCTTGACCGTCAACGGAGAGCAATACTGCTACCTGCAAATCCATCACAAGGCCAACGGACAGTACGACATTGAGAACCGCATCTATCATTACCGCAACGATAATGTGTATGCCGAACTGGCCTTATCCGGTGTCAAGGGGTTTGAGATGGTCCCTCCTGTGGTACATACCGGCTCAGATCAGAGGCAGTTTGTTATTGACCGGCCTAATATCGCCAACAATTTTGACGATTCCCCGCTTGGAATTTCTGTTTATGCAAATGCCATCGATGTCCTTAAGGGCGTAGATGTGGCCTATGACAGCTATGTAAATGAGTTTGTACTGGGGAAAAAGCGCATCATGGTCAAGCCGTCTGCAACCAAAGACCTCGACGGAGAGCCATTTTTTGACCCGGACGACTTGGCTTACTATGTACTCCCGGAGGATGTAAGTGACGGTGCGGTCATCACGCCCATCGACATGACACTCCGTACCCAGGAGCACAACACGGGTATCCAAGACCAACTGAATCTACTGTCCAGCAAGTGTGGCTTTGGAGAAAACCATTACCGCTTCGACCAGGGGAGCATTACCACAGCCACCCAGGTCATCAGCGAAAATTCCACCATGTTTAGGACCATCAAAAAGCATGAAATCATTTTGGAACAGGCCATTACAGAGTTGTGCCATATTATTCTTCGGCTTGGGAATGCAGCCATGGGCGCCGGGCTGAATGAAGATGCTAAAGTTACCATTGACTTTGATGACTCTATCATTGAGGACAAGACCACGGAACGAAATAATGACCGGCAGGACCTTGCGGCAGGCATTATGAACGACTGGGAGTACCGCATGAAGTGGTACAACGAGGACGAGGCCACGGCAAAGAAGATGCTGCCAAAGATGGAAGATTTGACGGACGAGGGAGAGGAGGAAATTGAGTAGTGGGCGGTAGAGGAAGTGCGGGCGGCGTTTTTTTGGGCGAGAAACAATATAGGCGCTTAGAAGATAGCGCCCAGCGAAATGACGCAATTCAAAACGGAATTCGTGCAAGAGCGAGGTACTATGAATATACGGACAGTACCGGGAAAGTTCATCGGGGAGAAACGGGAGCAAATACCCCCGGCGGCACATATCGTGCAGCTTATAATGAGCAAATTGCAGCATATTCTCGGCAAAGCACACAATCTCTTGAAAAAGAGCGCGAAACTCTGAAAAGAACATCGAACGACCAATACCAAAGATTTGCGAGGAGTGCCGCAAGTAAAAGCGCTTCTCAGGTTAGAGGATTTGCGGATGCGGACGCAAAAATCAGAATGATTGACCAAATTCTAAGCCGAAGGCGCAGGAATAGGAAATGACTAACTTTGAAAACCTTGATAAGTTTATGTTTCCCGGCGTTGGTCGCTATGACATCCCGCAAATAGAGCCGGTAACGGCATATCCGCAAGGCGATTTTATACCCATGAATTACGCCAACAGTGCAAAAGGACCAGCGAGCAAGATTGTCCATTGTTTCGTTGACGATTACCAGTTCACCCGCTATTGGAACCGTCCAGATGACTACATAAAGAAGTTATCTCAATTTGCGGCGGTGTGCTCCCCGGACTTCTCAACATACACGGATATGCCGCTTGCAATGCAGATATACAATCACTACCGCAAGCACTGGCTTGCGGCATATTGGCAGTTGCATGGTATCACAGTATATCCGACGATTAGTTGGAGTGATGAAGATAGCTACGAATGGTGCTTTGACGGTGAGCCGGTTGGCGGAGTTGTGTCTGTTTCAAGCGTAGGCACACAACGGAGCAAGGAAAGCAAGCGTCTTTTTCTCCGTGGGTATGAAGAGATGATGAAACGGTTGGAGCCGTCATGGGTCATTTTTTATGGACATGTCCCAGAAGAGTGCGACTGGAATGTAATTCGGGTTGCGCCGCATTATGACGAAATCGTGAAACGGAGGAAAGCGCATGAAATATCCGTTTCAACCGGAAGTTCTTGACGCCTTGCCCGAAGAGCTGGCGGAGCTGTACCGCTCTCTTGAACTGACACTCCTTGAGGAAATATGCTCCCGATTAAAGATGGCCGGGCAGCTGAACGAGGTCACGGTACAGGATATACGGGCACTCCGCTCCCATGGCATTGACCTAAAGGGCATAGAAAAGGCCATCCAGCGCACCGCAAACATCAGCCAGCGGGACTTGCAAAAGCTCTTAGACGACGTGGCGGAGCGGAACCAGCGGTACTACCAGGATGTTATGGACATTGCGGGTGTAACGGCACCGGAAACACTGGTTAGCATCGAGGACACATGGGCTATCTACGAGCAGACCAAACAGACATTCCATAACATGACCGGCTCTATGGGCTTTCTGGTGGACAACGGGCGGACGATGCTTCCCACGGCCAGGGCCTATCAATGGGCGCTGGATAACGCTGAAATGCAGATCACGAGCGGTGCCATCTCTTACAATCAGGCCATCAAAAGCGCCGTCAAACAGCTTGCGGACAGTGGTATCAAGATCGTGGATTATGAGAGCGGACACCGAGACCAAATCGACGTGGCAGCCCGCAGGGCGGTGATGACAGGCGTATCCCAGATCTGTGCCAAGTACACGGAGCAGAGCGCAGAGTATCTGGAAACACCTTATTTTGAAGTGTCCGCCCACATCGGGGCTCGGGACAAGGGTGTTGGCTGGCAAAACCACAAGGCATGGCAGGGCCGGGTGTACTCCGTAAGGACCGGAGACAAGTATCCGAGCATTTATGAGGTGTGCGGGCTTGGCTATGTGGACGGCTTGGAGGGTGCAAACTGCCGTCATATCAGGACTGCCTTTGTGGATTGTGTGATGGAGCGAACATATACCGACGAAGAACTTGCTCACATAGACGATGGGCACGACGTGGATTTTGAGGGAAAGCACTACACAGCTTATGAGGCCACACAGAAACAGCGGCAGGG